TTTTCCCATTCTTGCATTATAGAGTCTAATAAAACAATATACTGTTCTATAGTCTTAATAGAAAGATCCATAACTGTTTGATGTTGTGGATTTANCTGTATGCCTTCTTTGTTNTAGTCAACCCATGCAATACCNGTGCCCTCTACAAAATACATAAACTTATCCATGTCCCATTTCTTAGGGATCATGTTAATGTCAAACTGAGCTATCATATCTTTACTTTTTGATATAGCTAGTTCTAATCTATATTTGTAAATGTTGTAGTTTAACTGGTAAGGTATACCAAGCTTAACTAATGACACGTTAGTAGAATTTATATTAGAATATTTCCTACCGTTAATTGGTAACTTACATGTAGAGTTGTTATCTAAAGAGTTTCTTTGATTAACGCAAGGATGTATCTTTACATACATTCTACCATCAATTCTAGTTCCTTCCCACACTTCGTTTACCCAATTCCATTTTAAAGTAGCCCCTATTTCTTTTAATTCTTGAGGCATTCTAAACCCATCTTCTATAATTTGCTCTTCTATAGTTCCTGTTTCAGGGTTAGTAAAAGTTAAAAATCCTATTCTTTTTCTAGACTTCCAATACACATTAACAACCTCAATAAGCCTGTTTCTGTACGAGTTAGGGTCTTTATGATGTGATGACGCATATAAATAATAAGAATCAGACTCAGAATGAGCAGGCTCTTCTAGCGCTAAGACTTGATCTTCATTTAAATACTCATAGTAAGTGTCAATTACACTAGATGCGTGTACAAATTTTCTAACTGTTGCCCAATCACCATCTTCTACAAATTCTAAATCTGGATCAAGATCGTAGTCTACGTCTAAAGGATTAAGTATTTCAAAAAACGGTTCATTGTTTCTTACCCCTCTTTGTGTGTATGCTTCTCCTGCTACTAAAAAATGAAACCAAGCTTTTTGCAGTTTATCGTAAACTTCTTCTTGTTGCATTATATAGTTAATAGCATTTTGTCCCTTGATAGCCCTGTTGTCTACATAACTAACCTCAAACTGTTCTGCAATATGTTCAGGCATTTGTACTTCTTGAGATTCCATACCAGTATTCATTCCCCTAGTATTCATCTCATTTACAAACTGTTGTTCTAAGTTTTTGTAAATTAATTCTTTTTTAGCTTCTTCCTTAACACTAACACTATCTGCATTTTGAACTGTAACAGTGAAATTGAGAGGCCGCTTGGACTTTTCACCAAGTAGAAGATCAATTATAGGTTTAATTATGGGATAGTTACGCATCTGAGAAGGGAAGTTCTTACGGCTTTTGCCATAAGGTTGCAATACGTACCTATAATCAGCCTCATCAATAACACCATTATAGTAATCATATAACTGCTGCATATCATCTCTGTGAGATGACCCAGAGCTACGTCCATTATTAGAAAGTTCAATAAATGATTCTACACATTGTTCTTTCCATAATTTATTTTTTTTGCTTAAAGACAGTTTTTGTCTTGGTATTTTATTATATCCCATAATTTGCAAATTTATTAAAATTTTTAGTACCTAATAATGCCTATTTATTTTTTATTAACTGCTTTATTATATAACATTATTAATAGTAGTTTTTATCGAACCAATTATTAGCTGAATTATCTTCTAATATTTCTTTAACTTCAGCATTGTACAACTCCCTAGTATGGTACATACCAATCATTAAAGACATTACTCTATCAAAGTTACCTTTATGGTTAAATTTAATTAACTCTTGGAGAAGCGCTAAATCATATATTTTGTGTAGGTTCAATATTTGTTCTCCTTGTTCATTTTTAGATCTTACAGAATTTAACCAATCTCTTATGTATATTTCTCCTTGACGTTTTCTAGCCTCAGTCATATGCATACCGTACTGACGTTTTACCGTTTTACTCCTAAGCTCTCTTTTATCTAGCATTTCAAACTCCTCTTGAAGCCTGTGCATTTTTCTATGTCGTTTAGCGTATGCTATTACTTCACCTCTATCATTCTCAAACCCTATTTTACAATTATAATAATCTGAAAGCATAAATAAATTTTTATTATATTCATCTTGGGTGTTTGGCCTACCTACGTAAGAAGCAACTATCATGTCATCAGGAGTAGATACATTGTTTACTCTTTTAACAACATAGGCTGACCCTAAAGACATTGAGTCTGCAGATTGATTTTGTCCGTATGGATCATGACACAATACATANAAATTATGAGGTACTTGTTGCTTTTGATTTTTATATGGGGATTCGTACACAACTATAGCTCCAGTTTTGTCATCATCCTTTCTNTGAGGGTACCTTATAATAGGTCTTAAGTCACCATTAATTTTAAACTGTATTTTATTGTCTTGNCCGTAATAAAGATTTCCTGCCGTACCAATACTTTGCAAGTTATTAGCTTTTATTTTATTATACTGTTCTTGTAAAGATGCTACATCAAATAAATTNGCNGTAACTCTTANNGTTGCTTCTTGTGGAGAGAAAGGGTGCTCTGCAATGTATTGATCTAATGATTTTGCATCTGCAGCACCTTTTTTCTTGTTCCGCATTTCTTCCTCGTGTTCTATAGCTTTATTCTTTATAGAGTTTCCTTCATCATCTATAAATCCATCTAGATTTGTTTGTATAGGTATAAAATAACCACACTGACTCCCCATAGACCCTTCATCCCATATATTATCATAATCCATACAATCATATGCTGCTGGGTTATAAAATATTTCTTCCATTGCTTCAAAATCAGATCCTTCTGTTCCACCTGTTCCAAATGCGACCATCATTCCTAATGTTTTTGCTCCTTGCCTCATTGTAGGCATTGTAACCTCCCAAGCTTTTAGTAGGCCAGGGAATGAACCAGCTTCTTCAAAGAAAACTAGCTCACCTGCCTTACCCCTTACCTTATCTGGATTATCTTTTAACGATACCCCCATTATTTGAGACTTCATCCCCATCTCAATTTCTAATCCGTTAACTTTCTTTTTATACCCAGACATTTTGTGCATTTCCCTATCTTTTAATCTAGGTTGAGACCATGCTGTGTGATCATCTATAAATGCTAAGAAATCCCAAGCTTTAGACAATAACCCATCACCAATTAAGAATTCTTTTGATGCTGCAAATACAAAGTTTTTTGAATTTTTAATAAAAAAGTAATTACGGGCTAACATTGCCCCAGCTTTGTACGAATACCCCTTACGCCTAGCTTTTAAAACAATCATATGTTTATTGCTTGCTCTAGCCTTATCTATTTCATGAAAATATTCGTGATCTCCGTCATAAAACGCAGGAAATGTACGCTCACGACGAGCTTGCATAGTTCCGTCTGGAAGTTCTTCATCTATCGCTCTATCTATAGGACAATAGTTTAAATAAAAGTAATGAAACCCAGTAATGTGTAACTCATCTATTTTATAACCGTATGTGCACCGGTTTTTTTCCTCGTCCCAAAAATCATAGTAATCTTTAGTCCCTGGTAAAGCAGATGTGTAATACCCTTTGTCTAAAAAAGTTAAGGCTGCTGGTCTTCCTCTGTTTGTTCCTTTAAGCATTGCTTTTTAATCTTTACTAGTATTGCACATTTTTCGTATTCCTCATAATTAGTAAAATGCTCGATTAACATATCTAACACATCTTCTGATCTTCCATCTTCAAACGTAGGGTCAAATGGCAAAGGGTAATCTTCATTTAAAAATTCTATGTGCGAGTATAATTCTTCTAACGTTTTTCTTTGAGTAATAAATTCAAAAGCGTTATTCATAGCTAGATTATATAATGCTAATTCTTCTAAAAAATCCATTACATACTATATTTATTTACTTCAATACCACCTCTATTAGTATTAGCGGCTTGTTCTTCTTTTTTTACTATTTCTTCTAGTCTAGACAACCCATCTACTACCTTCCCCATGTTAGATAAATTAGCAATTAAATCTTTTGCGTGAAATATAGGTTTACCGTTGTCATCCATCATTTGTAAATCTATATTTCTAAAATATTTTTCTAATTTAATAATAGACTCTCTAGCAGCTTTTAATAATCGTACTGCTGAGGTTTCTATTAATTTATCATAAGCTTTACAGCCCCCTAAAACCTTTGCAGAAGGCTCCCATTTTTTATCTCCAAAAATACTAGTCTTTACTTCTTTTAATCTTTGCTCCCATTCGTACACAGAAAATGGTGATCTATGATCTACCATAAAATATATATAAGCTAGCTCATCTACTTTTAATCCTTTAAATTCTTTTATAGATAATGCATACGGACTTAATGCTCCTTTATTATTATGAATTTGTATTAAGTCCATTTGTTTTATTTTTGTTTTTTCTTTGCATTCTTTGATAGCTTTTTAATATACTCTAACCTTTTACTTTTAACAGTAAACTTACCAAAGTATGGGAGACGCACTGTTTCAAATTTACCCTTTTTCATTGTTTGAGTTACAAACTTAAATTGGTACTCTACAATTTCTTTAACTTTGCTTAAAGGTAAATTATATTTTGTAGCTAAGTGATGTATTATAGCTTCTTTATTTTTCTGCATCTGATTCCCATTTTTTTAATGGGCATTCAGAAGTAGACATTCTAGCCTTTAGTTCCATCTTACACCCGCACTGATTACATCTATCTTTTGGCTCATTATAACTATCACACGTATGACACAAGGTTAATCTCCCCATATATTCTTTAGGGGTTACAATTTTAGCACCTTGAGCTATCCAACCTGTAAATGATTTTGCAAAATTTACAATTTGAGTTTTTAAAGGTGGGGGCGTTACTTCGTTATTACCCCCTGGGGTGTCTCCAGTATATATCTTTTTATTTTCTTGTTTTTTCATATGACTTCCATATTATATTTTACATCCATATACAAGTACTTGCCTTCGCTGTCTTGTACTACAACTATATAGTAAATACTATGCTCAAATGTGCTTATAACATAATTATAATCTTCTAAACTCAATTTCAATAATATTTGTATCCGTATCTAAAAGATTATTTAGTATGTAATTACTCCCTTCTTTTTTAAACACTTTTTTATCTTTAAATTTTTTAATATAGTTATTTAAAGTGTTATGATCTTTTATTCCCACTATCTCTGCTACTAATTTTTTATTGCCTACTGAACATAAACTTTTATTATTAGTTTTTGCGTTAGTGTCAATAAACGCAGCTAGAATCTCAAGTTCTTTATTAGTTAAATCAAAAATACCATTCCAAACCTGTAAAAATTTGTAAGTACTATTTATGTTAACTGTTATTTTTTTCTTTTTCATTATATAATTACAATTGGTCTTTAAACTTTATCTTAGCATGTCCTGCTTCTAATAATATTTCAGAAGTTCTAGATTGTTTATTAAATTCTTGGACAAAAGGTTCTATATCTACGCGAGTGCATAGGTATGATAAAAAAACTTGCAATTCTTTAGCTGCTTTTTTGACATTGTTAATGCGGTCATCTGCATTTGTCTTTACATCTACAAGGTTTTGGAAATCTTTAAGGGTTATGCTAACTGTACCGTCTACCACTTACCTAAAATCTGGTGTTCAGACACTAGTAAATAATTACTCCCATCAATTGTAGCTTTTATAGCTTCTGTTCTTGGGTCAATCATTACAGTATCTCCTGCTTTTGCAAAGTGACATTGTTCTCCTGCAGCTATTACTTCTAAAATGTTAGTGTTCCTAGCATTTTCTTTAGCTGTTTCTTCATCTAAAAGAATACCTGATTTAGTTTCTGTTATTATTGGGTCTGGAACTAATATCCAGCTTGCATGTGGCTTAAATTTCATAATCTATATTTTGTTGATTAAAAGCAAAGATATAAATTATTCTTTTATATTACCAAATGTTTTAAGATATTTTTATATGGGACTATAACTTAGACACAGTTTTCCCCCTTGGAATTTTAATTTCAAACTTGGATTTAACTTTAGTAGTGCTTCTCGTTAAGAGACCAAAGGATAGTAAAACTGGTGTTAATTCACCGCACATACCTGTGTGCAATCTACCCTACCTAAAGCTTATACGCTCGTTCTTTTGTAACTACCGGAGAAAACTCTAACCCTTATTTAGGGTCTACAATCCGATGTCTTTTCCCTTTTTTGGTTACCGAGGGATGAAATTGTTACGGTGCAAAGATATAAAACTTTTGAATAAAAATAAAATAACTAAAATTTTTTTTGGGTTTTCTTTGTGAATGTGAGAAGGTATTTAGAACAACACCCCGTCTAGTGATAGGGTTTACACGTACCCCCTATCTTGTCTCAAAGAGAGTTAAAGATAATTTTATTACATAAAATCATTTTATTATGGCATTAAAAAAAGCCACAAAAGATTTCTCTGTTTCACAACAGAAAATCTACGAGTCCGGATGGCTCGTTAAGCAAACCATCACTACCCAAAAGGGTAGCACTGATGCAGTTATCTCGAAGATACTTCTCGATACCAGTGCATTCGAGGATAAGGACGCTGAATACCGCGACCTAATCTCTTCTGGCAGTCTTAACCTCATTAACTCTTCGAGTTAATTTGGTTGGGGCTTTGCCCTTTTTTTTGATATATGGGGTGGGGCGGATAGCCTTAGGTTGGGGTAGTAATACCTTCACTGTCTATCGTTGTGAGTGTGGCTTGGTGGTCACATTCACACCATTTCACCATATATCACCAATTAACTAGATTAATAACATTGTAAAATATAACACAAATGACAACGTATAAGATTAAGTTAAATCAATTTGATAACTATAAGACATGTTCTTGGGTTAGAGGATTAATATCATTATCTACTGACTTCTTTAAAGAGTCTAAAATAATGAATGGATGTTTGTTCCTTGAAGGAGGAAATAATGATAACTTGAACATGCTTAATGAAGCATCAAGTATGGACTTCACTTATAGTACTCTTGGAGCATCTATCAATGAAGTAGAAAAGTTTTTAAATGAAATAAAAGCAACCTCTTAGGAGGTTGTTTATTTACTACAAAAAGGTAGAAAGGGGGCAGAT